TTGCCGACCATCACAGCGGAGAGTTTCTGGCTGGCCTTGGCGACTGATTCGAGCGAGGTGGCGTTTTGATCTGCAGCGAACTTCAAGCCGGACAACATCTCGACACTGGTTCCGGTGCGCTCGGCCATCTTGCCGAGTTCATCCGCCGCATCGATTGAGTTTTTTATAAAGACAGCGAATGCGCCGATGGATAATGCGCCGGCCAGTTGGCCGGTTATGCTGTCGGCCAACCCGCCAACCTTGCCGCCCAGCGAGCCAAGCGCAGATTCCGCTTGCGCGGTTTCTGCGGTGATGCGTATCTTGGTTTCGTTATTGGCCATGCTTTTCACCAAAGAGTTGGAGCGCTTCTTTTTCCATCAATTGCAGCCGTGGCAGCAGGTCTGCGCGGTCGATGCGGTCGAACTGCATCAGGTCGAGCAGCGGCGGCATGGCTTCGTATCGCAACCCGATCGGCTCGCCGCCCGGTGCCAGCCGCCATTGCGTGGAGAGCGCGGCAAAAAGGCGAAATGCCGGCCAGTTCTCCGGGTAGCATCCGGGCGCTTCAGCCTTCACGGCAGCCACGCCTTCCTGTTCGCGCTTGAGCCCCATAAGGGCCAGCGCTTCGTCCGTCTTGTCTTCATGGTCTGCGCCGCCCCCGTATAGCGCGCGGGCGACGCTGATCAGTTTTTTCGGTGTGCCTCGATGCGGCCGGTGACGTAGGCGTTGAGCAACAGCACCGGCGAATTCGCCGACACCTTTATCAGCTCGTCCAGCGCGCTGCGGCTGTAGGGTTCGCGGAATCCATCCCATGATTCGATCAGCATGGACAGCACGTCGGCGACGTTCGGGCGCAGGCGCTTGAATCGCCAGGCGGTGCGCAGACGGTGTCGCAGCCCGGCCCAGAATCCGATGCGCTGATAGCCGAGCGCGACAACCAGCGAGATGAAGTCGTCGCTTCCGAGGGAGCGGCAGCGAACCTTGACCCGTTCGGTATCGGTACCGAGCGGGACGCGCAGCTCAACATCGACTTCGAACACCGGATCGGGAATGAGCCTGATCATGCCCGCCCCTTACAGAACAACGATGCGCAGGTCATCGTTGCCTGCGCTGGGCAGCGCTGACACGTCGTAGGTGGTGCGGCGCTGGCCGTTGGTGTAGGTTGGCTTGGGGTTCTTGAGCTGGCAACTCGGTGCATAGACCAACACCTTGTAGCCGTCGGTGGTGCCGTGAACCAGGCCAAGGCTGTTCAGGATGGCACCACGCACGTAGCCCTCGAAGGTGACTTCCTGTGCGGCGGACAGGTCAAGCTCGATGCTTCCGGTGACGCCCTTGCGGTCGATGGTGATGGTCTCGCCGCCCAATAATGTGTCGTGCTGCGGGTTGTTGCCGGTCTTGAAGTTGAGGCCTTTGCTGGGATAGGCCGTGCCGCTGGAGAGCGCGCCGGTGGCATAAGTGCAGCCGAGCAACACGTCGGCGGTGTTGGGGTTGGTGACAACCAGCGGGTCTTTGAATCCGGTGAGCGTGGTGGCCGGTGTCGAGCCGGTGGCGACCACGCCGGCATCGATGCCGATGAAGTTGAACTTGAGAGCCGGTTTGTTGCCGGACGTCATATCCAACTCGAAATCTCCGCGCGCGCCCAGCAGCTTGTACAGCACGCCGCTGTCGTAGTAATAGATGGCGACGGATTCTTCGGCGGCGGAGACCGGCGTGTACTCCACGCGCGCACCGGCGCTGATGGCTTCTGCAAATGCGCATGCGCGCAGCAGCGGGCCGTAGGCGGGAGCTGTTCCAGCCGCGCCGGAGCCGGCCAAATCCACCGAGAAGCTGACCTTCTTCATAATGGTGCCAACCAGTTCAGCGTGTCCGCCCGCGTAGCCTTTCAGGTATTCGTTCGGCACGTAGTTGATGTTCAGCGGCTCGACCGACTGACCATAGACCCGCATGGCATTGGCCACGCCGGTTGGGGTTGGGTCAATGCCGTAGCTGGATTCAATCTTGGCCAGGATGGCGCTGTCGATTTGTTTGCGGGCCATATCAGGACTCCTTATTCATCGTGCGGTTGGTGTGTTCGGTGCGCTCTACCAGCGTGTGCGCGCCGGTCTGCTCGTCCAGCGTGTAGCTTCCGCCTGCTGCGGGCGGCGTCTGCGCTGGCTTGATGGGCGCGGTGTCTGGTGTTGGTTTCTCGGTCTTGGCCATGTCAGCCCTCCAGTGAGGTTGCGGTGGTGCGGTAGTCCACCTGGTATTCGATCTCTGTGTATGCCACCGGCACGTCGATCACATCGCGCTGGCGGCGTGTGCCGCCCTTGCGGATGTCCAGCACGATGCCGCCCAGCGTCAGGTCGGCCATCAGCCGGTTGTGTGTTGCCACCATCATCGGGTCGCACGACAACAGCGCCGACTTGCCAGCGACCCCGCCTTTCTTTGCCGTCACGCGCACGGTGAGGGTGAGCGTGTGGTCGTGCGAACCCAACAGCACACGGTCTGCCGGAACCTCATCGCCCAAATACACCGCGACCATCGGCAGGTCGGCAAGCTCAAAGGCGTAATCAGGATCGTCCACCACGCCGCCAGAACCAATGCCGGTGAGCGCGGGAGCCTCGAACAGGGTCTGGATCGCATCGGCAATCTGATAGGCTTTGGAGGTCATGCGGCCTCCAGTTCAATCACAGACATGCCAGTTCCGTCCGGTTTGATCTCGCGCACGGTGTAGCTCGTGCCGGATACCACCAATGTTTTGTTGCGCTTGCTGCTCGGCGCGTCTGCCGAACAGCAAGTGAATGTGGGGTTGCCGCCGAGCATCATGTTGCCGAGCCCGGCGGCAGAGCCGTTGTCGAAGATTCCATCAACCAAAACGCCGTCGAGCGTCGCCGTACAGTTCGAAAAAGCCGCCACCGCCTGTGCGGCGGTAGCGGTCTCGATTGCAGAGGCAACGTTAGCCATCGCTCAATCAGTCAGTGATGGCCGAGGTATCCAGCGCGCCCGCGTAGCGTGCGTCGTGCAGGATGTAAGTCACTGCGCCGACTGCGTTCGCCATTGCCAGGGAATCGACGCGGATGCAGTCGAAGCCGTTCGCCACATCCAGATCAGCCGCATCCACTTCGATCACGTACAACAGGTTCTTGTTGTCCGTGGCGGCGGTGGTGAAGGTGTTGGAAGTGACAGCAGTCTCGACCAGCGTGTCGCTCGCGCCGGTGTCGGTGTTGGCATACACGGTATCGAAGCCGAGTGCCTTCTCGCCGGTGCCAGCCACTGCGGTGGCTTGCTTCAGGGTGATGTCGCCGCCGGTGACGGCGGTCGCGTTATCAACTGCCAGCACGATGGAGCAGCGCTGGAAGCCTTTGAGGCTGACGTAGTCGCAGTCGCCGTTGGTGAGGGCCAGTGCGCCGATGATGGGCGAGCCAAACACAACCTTGGCTTTGTCGATCAGTTTGATTCCGTTCATGATGTTTTCCTTTTTTCATGGGCCAGCCATTGGCTGGCCCGTGGGTTTAGCTACACTTAAGCGCGGGCTGCCAGTGCCACGAAGTGGCTGCGGGTGACCGTGCTGTTCGGCGGCGTGATGGCTTTTTCCAGTGCGGGCTGGCCATCCATGCGGAAGATCACGCGGAACGCCATCAGGTCTTGGTCGAACCACAGGTGCATGGACGTTGCCAGCTCGATGCCGCCCGCCTTGGTGATGGCGCGGTAGCCGTTCATGTTCGCCAGGATGATGTCGCCCTGATCGCCGACGGTGTCGCAAGCGTCTGTCATCACGATGGGGCGGCCCAGCAACAGACCATCCGGTGCGCCTTTGAAGCCTTCGTTGGCAGGTACCCAGATCGGGTTGTTGTTCAGCTGCAGCGTGACAATCTGCTGGAACGCATCCGGGTTGATCAGCCACTTCAGGTTTGCGCCCGCACCCTTCATTACGCGGCCGTACATCTTGGCGATGTTGGCGGCGACGATGGTGTCGGCGGTCTGGCTGGTCTCTTTGGCCTGAACGACCAAGCTGGCTGCCTTCAGGATGCCTAGCGGCATGCCTGCACCGGTGCCGTTGATGATGGCGTCCTGCGTCTTCCAGTCCACTGCCTCGCCGCTCTTGCGGGTCAGGTAGCTGGACATGGCAGGCGCATCAGCCAACAGCTCTTCGCTGGCGGATACCAGCACTTTCAGTTTGCGCAGCTTGAGCTGAGATTCGAGCAGCGCTGGCTTCTTGGGTGTGGACTGGTTGCCCTCGCCTTCCCATGCGGCGGTGATGCCGGTGGAGCCCCACGGCTGTGTCTCGTCCTTGGGGAAGGACATGGAGTTGCCGCTGATCGGCGTGTTGTCGCAAGCGGCCAACAAAGACTCTTCTGTCTCGGTGTAGCTAGCGATCTCACGGGCGAACTCGGGCGGAACGGCAAAGCCGCCATCAGGGCCGCTGCCTTCGTTGGCGAAGATCGTCGCAGCGCGGGCGAACTTCTCGCTGACTTTCTTGCCAGTGGAAGCGCGCACGACGTCTGCACAAAATTCGCCGTAGTTGACGAAGCCGCGTTTCTGGTCGTCTTCCAGGCGGTCCTTGACGCGAGCGCCTTGGCCGAAGCTGATCTTCTCGCCTTCGGATGCCTTGGTGCGCTTGGCTGCCAGCAGGCGGGATTGGAACTCGGCTACTGTGATGCCATCCTTGACGGCAGCGCGAGCCAGCTCCAGACCGCCGATGTCTGCGTGGTCTTCACCGATGGTGAAGATCTCGTTCATGCGCTTGTTGGTTTCTTTTTCTGCGTCTGCTTTCGCGCGCGCTTCAATGGCGGCGAGGTCTGCTGCTTGCTGTTCTTTGTCCATGACTTGCTCCTTGTTCGTTTGTTTGGTTTCGATGGTTGCCGGGATGACTGGGCTTTCTTCACCTGCTGCGCGGCCAACGCCCACGGTCGTGTCGGCAGGGATGGAAACGAGACTGATCTCGTAAGGCTCCCAGTCATTGACGCGGTAGGTTTCGATGGTGTCGTCGCCGGTTTCGACGAGCTGCGCTTTATGGATCACGTAGCCGACGGAGATATTCCGGCGGATGCCGTCGAGCACGTCCTGGTATACCTCTTCCGCCCGCTCGCTTTTCCCAAAGCGCACAACTGCACGACCTACCAGGTCGCCGTCGATGCTGACGGATTCGATCACCCCGACGATGTCTCTGGCATCGTGGTCACACAACACAGGCCCGCCCGATTTGAGGCGGTCGAGCCTGACGGATTTCTTGCCGTGGTCAAGGATCTCGCGCCCCCACCAGCGGTCGTATGGTTCTTCACTGGAGAACGCCAGATTGACGGTGCGGGTGTCCGCATCGACGGCTTCGCGCGTCACCACAAAGGTGCGCTCGACTTTGGTGCCCGGCTTCAGTGTGTTTTGCTGTTTCATGGCTGCATCCTCGCAAATGGTCTGGACATCGTTCAGGGGAGCGGTGTCCCGCTTTTCTTTTTGGTAGGCTCTGTCTCGGGCTCGGCGGGTACATTCGCTGCAGGGCCGTTGCCGCCCAACTTGATGCCGCGCGCCTTGATCGCGGCCTGAAAGCGCGCGATGTCGTCCAGCACGTCCTCGGCATCCAGCCCTTGCTGGCTGGCGATGGTGTAGGGGCTGGCGAGGCCGTTCTCGATGGCGATGACGGAGGCATTGATGTCCTTGAGCGGGTCCACCCATTGCCAGCGGCGACCTTGGAATTCATGCGCCATGAACTTCTGGCGCTTAGCGGCGGGTAGCGCGGAGCCGTTCGGCAGCAGGATCGCGCCGGAGAGCAGCGCGTTATCCATCCACCCGGCATAGACCGCTTCCAGCAATGCGCCCGCCAGCCAGCGCTGGATCAGCATCCAGTTGTCGCGCTCTTCCAGAGTGCCGCTGCGGATGCTGCTGAAGTTGACGCCTTCGAGGTCGTTGGCCAGCGAGTGGTAGGCCGCGCCGAAGCCACTGCCGATGTCACGCTTGGCACCCTTGACGAAGGATTCATAGTTGGCGTGCGGATAGTCTGGGTTGAAGGACTCGAAGCCGTAGCCTTCCGGCAGCATGCCAAATTGGCCCGGCTCGGCCTCAGTGAAGGGGATGCCCGCTTCGTCTTCACCATCCTGCAGACCACTTGTGGAACCGTCCTTGCTGGTGAAGAAGCCCATCTTGCTGGCACCCACGCGGGCAGCGATGATGGCGGCTTCCTGAAAGCCTTTGAGGTGATGGATGCGGATCATGCTGGCGTGCATCCAGGGGATGCCGCGCACTTGCTCTGGATCGTCGGTGATAAAGAGATGGATGATCTCGCCGGCGGGGATCCGGGCGTGCTTCTTTCCGACAGGGTCGCGCCCCAACGGAGCAGTCAGCAGCCAGTAGGCCACTGGGCGGCCGTCGCCATCCATTTCAACGCCCATAATGATCTGGTTGACGCCGGGCGTCTGCTCGCGGTTGAGTGTGGTGTCCAGCCGCTCGATGTCGAGGAATTGGAGCGCATAGCCGTATTTGTTTTTCGCGCCTTCGCGGATGCGCACCAGCGCTTCGCCGTCGCGTGCAACACCACGGATGATGGTGCGGGTCATGTCTGGGAATGACATTCGGCCAGAGACGTCGCAATTGGTCGCGCGCGACCAGTCCAGCCATGCGATCTCGATGGCGGTGTTAGCGAGGCCGTCTTGCGCTTTGCCGTCGGAGACGCGCACTTGCAGCGTGAATCCGTTGGAGCCGACCACGTTGGTGGTGACCATCTCCATGTACTTCTGCGCCAGCGGTTCGTTCTTTGCCAGGTCGCGCGAGCGGCGGCGCAGGGCATCCAGATCGGCGCGCAGTTCGGTGTTGATGCTGCGGTCTGATTCTGCCCAGGAATGGGTGAGGCGGTTGTATTGCGCAGCGTCGAAGCGGCGCTTGCTGTGTTGTTTGGCGGGCAGCAGCCGCGACAGCCAATGGGGCACTCGCATCAGAACCTCACGTTGAGTTTATTGCGGGAGCCCAGCCCAAGCGTGGCGCGCTCGGCGTTTTCTTCGGCGCGCACTTGGGCGGCGTAAAGATTGCGCAGCTTCATCAGGCCGGTGAAGTCGTACTTGAAGCGACGCCCGGCGATCTCGGCCTCGACCACGGCCAGCCGCTCGCCGCTGGAGAGCGACAAGATTGCTGCGTCGATAGCGTCCAGCATCTTATTGGCTTGGGTGCGCGAGTCGTAACCGGCTGAGGTGATGGCTGCCAGATTCGGCAGCACGGTCATTCGGCCTTGCGCCACGGTGACGCGGTCGGTGCCGTCCGTTACCCAGGCAACATAGGTGTAATCACCGGCAACCCAATCGTCTGAGGTGGCGATGGGCACGCTGACCAGATGCGCATCACCATCCGCGCTGGCGGTGATGTCGATCTTGGCGGTGGCATTGATGAGGCGGTAGTAGAGCGTCCAGCTGCTGGCAGGGTATAGCGCCAGAGACTTCAGCCAGGTGATAGTGTCACCCGCCCGGACTTTGGACGGCTCAATGGTAGGGATTTCGATGGACATGGTACACAGCATGTCCGACTGCTTGGACATCGTTCAGGGGAGCGATGTCCAACTATCTTTGCTGGCCTACGGAAGGCCGTACTTATCACGGCACGGTGCGCATGCGCCTTGCACCAGTCGCTGGCTTTTTTCTCCACAGGAGTAGCAGGTGCCTGCGTTTCCGGCCGGCATCTTGGCTGCCTCGCGCCTTGCTGCCTCAACTGCACTGGCATTGTCCATCTGCTCGCGCTCGCATCCGCGATCTATGTCGTCCATCACCTTCTCCTATATCCCGACGATGCGCCGGATCTGTTTCGTTGATAACCCAAACCGGGTCGCCAGCATCCTGACGTCGTGGTTGCCGCTATCCCACACCGCTTGTATCTTTTCGTTGCGTTCGGTGATGCGCGCTTCTTTGCCGTGGGCGATGTATGGGTTGTCTCCCCCCCAGTCTGCCCGCACCTGCACCTCGATCTTCGCCGCCAATACATCATCGAACCGCCCATTGCTCTGCACGGCCTGCACGACCCTGCTGAGAATGTCGCGGACGATGTCGTCTGCCACTCACCACCCCTTGACGAAGCCACCACGGCGGCGACGTGCGCGCGGGGTGATGCGGTCTTCTTCGGCATCAGGCGGCGCTTTGGCGACGGCTTGATCCAGCGTTTGTTCCGGCTCAACCTTGACCACGGCGCATTCCCCTTCCAGCGTCACCCGCATGCGCTCCCAATACTTCGGATCAGGTCTGCCCGTCCGGCCGCGCCCGATGTTGATGTCGCGGTGCTGGCCGATGGCCCAGGCGTACACCAGGGTGTCGAGCGGTTCGTTGCGTTTGAAGCGCGCGCCGATGCGGGGGATGTAGCGTTTTTTCTCGGGGTCGTACACTTCAGAGAGCAGACCGTCGTAGTAGGTGTCTTCCAGCCTTTGTGGGAAGTTGAAGGTGCGCTCGGTCTGT